TTTACTAATACCATGATTAGAAACTGAATTATGGTATTCATGAACGATACCTGGTGTTACTAATAGGTTGATATCAAACTCATCTGGATTAGAGATTGCATTAATTGCTCGTTTGTATGCAACTGAACCACTTGCGTTAGTTCCACTACAATCAAATCCCATAGTGTTAGTTGCAGAGATATCATTACCTGTAGCTTTTAATGTAGTTGGATTATCTCCATCAAATCCACCTTGCATTGGTACAACAAACTTCAACTGAGCTTTTGCTGCTGCAGTTAAAGATAGGGAATCACTTGCCCCTGCGTATGTTGTTACACCAAGTGAAGATGCATCTGCATGTCCAACTTGATTCTCAAGTGTGAACACTACATTCTGACCAGTTCCACCACTTGCAGGTAGTGGAGCAAGGTATTGTTTGTTATCATCATTTGAAAAATCCCAACCATAGTATACATTTTGGTCAAACACTCCTAATGTATTGGTTTGTGCAGTTACGAAACTACCACTTGGGACTGATGTTGTTCCAAGAACTGGATTACTTGCTGCTGCAAATCCATGTGGTAACAATGCTTCATCGATACCCTCAAGATTTGATGAGTAATCACTCAAGTAAATATGAACTGATTTATTTGGCCAATCACCATTATAGGTTAATTTACCCTCTGAATCAATAGTTACATATCTATCACCGATTGCCCTTGGTGCGAAATTTGTTGAATCTGGGTCAAAGTTCAGATTAGTGAATTCTTCAAGAACCTCACCATCGTTATTTTCACCTGGATTATTTCTTAAAACTCTTAATGCAAATGAACCATAATCACTACCTGGTACTGAACCAGCTGCAGTTAAATCTGCAATAGCAATTTTGAAATCATCATTAACATCTGTTCCATGAGAACGAGTTTTAACTTTAAATAAGTTTCTTCTACTTCCACCACTTTCTTGTGATACAATATATGGTGTACATGCATTTTCGTAATCGTGTGTGAAATCTTCTCCACTTGAAGCGGAGGCAATACTCATACTTACATTTGCATCGAACCCATTAGAAGATTGGAAAAACTTAAAGTTTTTGTAAACATATACATCGTGATTTGTAGTTTGTGGGTCTTGTCCAAAAACCTTAGTGATATAATTTGCTGAACCAGTATCAAAAGATATAGTTACTGCAGAATTAGTACCAAGTGTAAGAGATGCACTTGCCCAATCACCATTTGCTGCCAAAGAGGCAGATGTTGGTCCACCCAAATCTAAGGATGGTGCATTTCTTGAAGGTTTTAGAACAGCGGCGGTTATATATCCTGCAGAGCTTGACACTGTCAATCTCACATTAGAACTTTGATATCCACCCAAACCAAGTACACGAACTATAGTTACTGCTGGAGCATTTTTGATGTACTCCTTTACGGTGTAAGGTACATAGAAACGAGTATCTAATCCACCAAAGATATTTTCAAATTGTGAAAAACTTGTTACTTGTGTTGGTACAAATGCGGGTCCTTTTACGGTTGGCCCGATTATTGCAGCACCAATATCAGCAATACCTTGTGGTAGAAATGATAAATCCTTTTCTCGTGTAAATACACCTGGACTTACAATTCTTTCAGCCATTGGTTATTCTCCTGTTATTAATTAGATTAGTATGTTAGGTATAACTTACTTATACTTATGTGAATATAAATATAAGGCAAAACTCCCAAACTGCATTCAGCTTAGGGAAAAAATTATTTTTCTTCAGTTTCAGCTACAGCTTCTGGTGTAAATTCACCAGTTTCTACATTTAAATTACCAGTACCATACTTATCTTGTAGAGTTTTAGCCAATGTGGTTTCATTTTCTCTTACTTGATTGTATAATCCCTCTAATTCAACTTCACGATTATCAATCGCTTCTAATTGTTGTTCTAATTGTAGTTTACGAACTCTTAATGAACCAAACTCATTTTGTATGTTCAAATAATCAGTTCTGACTGCCTGTAAACCATCTAATTCTTCTTGTGTGAACTTAGTGGTTGTATCTGTTTTTTTAGCCATGTTTATAACTCCTATTATAACTTGTTGTTAACTTAACTATATATAAATATAAACTTATTTGTTCAAACAATCACATTTTTTCTTAATGTCATCGATTTCTTTAGATAAATCCTTTACTGCTTCAATCAATACTGCAGTTAATTTTTCATAATCTACGGTCTTATAGGTTTCATCTGAATCTGTGATTAATGGTAGTTTAGTTTCTTTTACTAACTCTGGTAATACTTTTTCTACTTCTTGTGCAATTACACCATAATCTTTTTTACCTTGTTTACTACCTTGATTCCAATCATAAGTTACACCTCGTAATTGATTCACTAATGATAAACCACTATCTATAGTTACAACATTATCTTTTAATCTTTCATCAGAAGGTGTTGATGAGTAAGCGATTACATCAGCTCTAGCGTGGAATGTACCACCATCTGCAAATCTGAAATCTTCTACATCATCAATTTCAACCTTAATCATTGCATCAGTTCCAAAATCAAAGAATTCATCATTTGTAGATGAACCTATTTTACCTGAAGTTACGAAGTTTGCGGCTGTTAATGTACCACTTGTAGTATCATCGGCATCATTTTTTAAGAAAGCATCATCTA